GTACACTTTACTATGACCGGCGGCTAGACCGCCAGGCCATAACACCGATCCCTCTGCGTGAATACGTAAGAGGGGTCAAGCACTTGTATCTTAAACAGATACCAAGTGCTCTTACACTTCGAAAGGCTGGTAGCAGACTTTCGAATGAAGTCCGTCCCTACCTAGTAGAGAACGGATTTTTCTTCAACCTTCGCGGTGAGGCGGAGGAAGACCCAACGCCGCTGCTCTGCGCTATGTCAGGCAGCGGACTCGACGAGGCGTCCACTATGGACACCTCGGACGATATCCCCTTCACGGAAATGCCGCGAAGCAGGGTACACTACGATGATCCATGGAAGATCCTCGCAGGATGGGCCTACGCCTCCCAATATATGGAGGAGAGGCCGACAATCAACGTCTGGGCACAAGGGTGTCACAGGTTGCAAGGAAGACTCCGGGCCGACTTACTCGGCTCGGATCGTAAGAACTCCACTTGGTTTACCCAAGTGAAGGATCATAAGGAGAAGATGTACTTACTCCTTAATCATACCCACTGGGGCCATAGGCTCCAGATGGTGTCATATGGTAGTTGTCCCGAAGTGGAGAACACCAATTTTTACAAGACATTGAAACATAGAATTTCAATGTTCTTAAACGGACGCCACGATCCACTCTGGACCGCAGGCGAGAAATCGATCTTCATCGAAGGTGGAGACCGAAATAAGACCTATAGAGCACAAAGGCTCATAGAGGTTCTGAAAACGGTGGACGGAATATTCCTCCAACGTTTCTTGTCCTACCCCGAAGAGGTGTGGGACTGGCTGAAGTACGATGAATTCGTACTCCAGGCTTTATCGATTCTCATCACAGATGAGTTTTTCGATGGCTCGATCACGGAATATTCCCTGAACGAGCAAAAGACGAGGTTTGAGCAACTCAAACGCTCGCGTAAGTGGTTCAAACTGGTAATACACCAGGATGACCCAATTCCTCACTTTGAGGAAGAGGCGATACCCCGATGGATATCCTGCCTCCTGGGAAGCGTATGGAAAAAGGCCATACGTACCCGTGGTTTCCAGAGGTTATACCTCATGGGGACGTTGTCCCAGACCCGAGGGTCTGGGACACCGCCGCCTTTGGTCGTCATGCGATCAAAGGTGAAGTTTCTTCGGTCGGTGGCTGAGCCACCGCCGAAGATTACCGATACTCAGCGCCGACTTATATCGGCGGTGATGGACGACCTGATCGGGGGAATCCCCGATCACGTATTTACCGGACTCTCGACAAAGGCCAGAGTCACGGTCACAGGATCTGCGTGCTGGGAGCACACAAGATCCGAGGGCGGTACAGCCCAGGCAGTCCTTGACCTAATGTCAAGGTACAATGCCGATAAACTGGTTCCAGTCAGAAATCTGGAAACAGGTGATATCTCAGAATGGATCCATAAGGACCATTTCGAGTCAGTAGGCACAGCCGTATTTTGGGTGTGTCTAGAAGAAGTTCTCCTGACCCCGCCAGAAGAACTCCGTAAGGTTTCCCTCACCGTTGTGAGGGAACCAGCAAAGGCACGTGTCGTTACAAAAGGACACGCGGCATTGAAGATCGTGCTAGACACGGTCTCCAAAATATGCTCTCATCCCTTAAAGAAGGGTATGAAGAGCTCTGAATCCGGGATGGGGAAATCCCATCACGGATGGAACCTCTTCCGAGACATGTTCTCGGGAGAGATGTACGACCTCCTATTCACTGAGGATAGGAAGTTAAGAGAGGATGATCCATATGTGGATCATATCTCTAGAATACAGACTTGGGAAGACGTATTCTTTTCAAGTACGGACTATCAGGAGGCAACAGACCGAATGATACATACATTCTCTCGCATCGTAGGTGCGAAATGGATGCGGAAGTGTGGGATTCCTCCCATACTCCGAGGAATTGTTATGGCTGTATGTTTCCAGCCACGACAAGTTTACTTCAGTGCCACAGGGCCGCTGAGTAAAATAGGTCATCCGGTTGAAGATGGCCTGAGGCGCGTCACGTTAAATCGTGGCGTGCTCATGGGGGATCCCTTAACTAAGGTGATCCTCCATTTCGCCAATATCGTCGCAAGACGACTCGGTCAGACGTTGACCGACGGCAGTATTTTCCGCTCATTCCCAAATGGGTATGAAGCGGCGACCGCATTTCATAATGAGATGTGGCCTGAGCCTCACGAGGGGTACCCCACGTGAGGAGCAACGCAAGGCTCCTGTTGGAGCGACTGTAC